GATCAGTTGATGACAGTACAGGGTCAAAACATGACCGCTACTGAGGTTATGCAAAGAACTGAAGAGAAGATGAGATTACTTGGTCCAGTATTAGGTAGATTGCAATCTGAGTTCTTACAACCATTAATAACTAGATCTTTTAATTTATTATTAAAAAATAATAAACTTCCAGCAATTCCAGAAATGTTAGGCGAACAAGATATTGAAATAGAATATGTATCTCCATTAGCTAAAGCACAAAAGACACAAGAGCTTTCATCTATAATGAGGGGTATAGAAATATTTGGATCTTTACAAAATGTAGCTCCAGTTTTTGATTATGTAGATATAGATGGTTTGGTTAATCACATCAAAGATGTTTTAGGTTTACCAGCTAAGATGATGAAATCAAGAGCGCAACTACAAGAAGCTCAACAACAAAAACAAGAAGAACAATTAGAACAACAACAATTACAACAAGCTCAACAAGTTGCCGAAGCTGCTGGAAAAATAGCTCCAGCGCTAAAGGCGGTTGAATAATGACAGAGAAAGATCTCAAACAATTACAAGTAGACTATCAAACAGTTTTTAAATCAGAAGCAGGCGAACGCGTGTTAGATGATTTGAAAAAAAGATGTAGCTTTCTTACGACTACGCATATTAAAGGCGATAGCCATGAGAGTGCATTTTTAGAAGGAACAAGATCCGTGGTCTTGTTTATTAATAATATGCTCAATAAAAAGGAGAAATAATGAGTGATAATCAAGAGGTAGCAGCACCAGTTGAAAATACTAACTCGGTACTGTCTGGAGACCCTGTAGAAACAACTCCAACAGAAACAAACACAGATTGGAAAGCTAGTCTTTCTGATGAATTAAAAGCCGACAAATCTTTAGAAAATATAAAAGATATTGAAAGCCTGGCAAAAAGTTATGTCCATGCACAGAAGATGGTAGGGGGAGATAAAATTCCTGTACCAAATAAATTTGCAACGGAAGATGATTGGAAAGCTGTTTACGAAAAATTAGGCAGACCAGAAACTCCAGATGGATATAAATATAATTTAGGAGAAGAAGCAAACATTAATGATGAAGCATTAAAAGTTTTTTCTGACCAAGCACACCAACTTGGTTTACTTCCTAGTCAAGCTGAAGGTGTTGTTAAATTTTATAATGATATGGTGGCTCAAGATCAAAACAATGCTGAAACAACAGCAGTAGCTGCAAGAGAACAATCGCAATCAGATCTTAAACAAGAGTGGGGAGCAGCTTATGACCACAATCTTACAAGAGCTGCTAGTGTTGCAAAGCAAGTAGTTGATGCTGATTTTTTAAATACACATTTAGAAGATGGTTCCAAACTTGGAGATCATCCAATGATGATAAAAGCATTTGCTGCATTAGCTGATAAGATGGGAGAAGATAATATTGTTCAAGCATCTGGACCAGCTTACATGACACCAAATCAAATTGAAAAGCAAATTGGAGAACTTACACAATCGGGTTCTGCGTATTGGGATAAAAATCATCCTAATCATCAAATTGCTGTAGACGAGGTTTTGGCTTTACGAGAACAAAAGAATAACGTATAGCTAAAAAATTATTAGGATAATCGAAAGACCCTAGTTGACACCAGGAAAGCCTGGGATCCAGAAGATCTAAAATTGAGGAGCGACCCGTAAGGATAATCATCCGATTATATTAACAATCACAAACCGAGAAGGAGACAAATATGTCTACTCAAATAACAACTTCTTTCGTTGAACAATATAGCTCTAACGTACAGATGCTATCTCAACAAATGGGAAGTAAATTAAGAGGTGCTGTGGATGTGGAAACTATTAGAGGAAAAAATGCTTTCTTCGATCAAATCGGAGCAACAGCAGCAGTAGCGAGAACTACTCGACACGGAGATACTCCTCAAGTAAATACACCACACAGCAGAAGAAGAGTTAGCCTTTCAGATTTCGAATGGGCTGATTTAATCGATGACTTAGATAAAGTAAGAATGTTGGTAGACCCAACTTCTAACTACGCAAAAGCTGCGGCAGCTGCTATGAACAGAACGATTGACGATCAAATCATTTCTGCTCTAGGTGGATCTGCTGATACAGGCGTAGCTGGAGGAACTGCGGTTGCTTTACCTTCATCTTCTAAGTTCTCAACTGCACAACAAACTGATGGTTTAACTATTGCTAAACTTTTAGAAACTAAGTTTTTCTTTGACAATGGCGATATAGACCCATCTTTAAAAAGATACTTTGTGTGTGGTCCGAAACAAATCCAAGATCTATTAGCTACAACTGAAGTTAAATCATCTGATTTCAACACAGTTAAAGCTCTAGCTCAAGGCGATATTAATTCGTTCTTAGGATTTGAGTTCATTATGTCAACTAGACTAAACAATGACGCTACAAACACAGACGATAGATTGTGTTTTGGTTTCACTCAAGATGCAATCAAATTAGCTATTGGTTCTGAGCCAAAAGCTAAGATTACTGAAAGAGATGATAAATCTTACGCGACACAGGTTTACTATTCAATGGCATTAGGTGCTACTAGAATGCAAGAAACTCATGTATTCCAAGTACCTTGTGACGAGTAATAGTCATTAGAAATTTTAGGCGGGGGAAGCGAGAGTGGATCCCGCCTAGAGTGCATGAAGAAGATCGATAAACCAAAACTTGTTACTCACTTAAAAAGTGGCAACTATATTTATAGATATGTTTTAGTAGATCGATTTAAACACGACAGCAAAAATCATTATGGTTTTGATGTTAAGGAAGAAAAAACTGAACAAGAAATATTTGCTTTAGTTACACCAAGAAAATTAAGACGAAAGTATATTATTAAAGATGGTAAAAAAAATTCATCAGAATAGTAAAGGCGGATTGAGCGAAAGAGGTAGACAGTTCTTTAACAAAAGAGATGGATCTAATTTAAAAAGACCAGTTAGCTCTGGCACAAACCCAAGACGTGTATCTTTTGCAGCGCGCTTTGCAGGAATGTCTGGGTCAATGAAAGATAAAAACGGCAAACCAACAAGATTAGCATTAGCATTAAAAGCATGGGGATTTGGTTCAAAAGAAGCTGCTGCTAGTTTTGCAAAAAACAATAAAAAAGCATAGGAGTAAAAATGTCATACGGAAGTAAAAATAGTTTAGTTAAAAATATAAATAACAGACGTAAAAAAGGGATCAGCCGATCTAAAAAAAATTCAACAATTTCTAAAAAGTCTTACACGGCTTTACAAAAAGGATGGAAATAATCAATGGCTAGTGTCGTTCAAATGTGTAACTCTGCATTAAATCAACTTGGAGCTGCGAGTATTACTTCTCTTACTGATAATTCTAAAAATGCTAGATTATGTAACGAAAGATACGAAACAGTTAGAGATGCGGTATTTAGATCTCATCCATGGAACTCTTTAATTAAGAGACAACAATTAGCACAAGATACAACTACACCTGCTTGGGGTTTTAAACATCAATTTACTTTACCATCAGATAGTTTAAGAGTTTTAGCAATTGATGCTTACAATTCTGATTACAAAGTAGAAGGTAGAAAAATTTTATCTAACGAAAGTGCTATAAGATTAATTTACGTTTCAACAGTAACAGATCCTAACGAAATGGATGTTTTGTTAAGAGAAACTATATCAGCAGGATTAGCATCAGATATTGCATATTCTATTACAGCTAATTTACAAGTAAGTGGATTAATGGCAGAAAAATATCAAGCAAAACTTTCTGAAGCAAGACACGCAGACGCAAGCGAAGGATACAATACAGATCCTCGTAACGGACAAGTAGATCAAGTTATATCTGAAGATTTTATAAACAGTAGATACTAATATGGGAAAACAACTATTAAGTATTCCTAGCTTTACGGCTGGGGAAATGTCATCTTCTATGCAGGGAAGAACTGACTTTCAAAAATATTTTAACGCAGCAACGCGTATTGAAAATTTTGTAGTATTACCTCATGGACCAGTAACCAGACGACCAGGTACTTACTTTACAGCTGAAGTAAAAACAAGCTCAACAAAAACTAGACTTATCCCATTTTCTTTTTCTACAACTCAAACTTATATATTGGAGTTAGGCAATCAATATATGAGATTTTATAAAGATAATGGACAAATCCAATCTGGATCATCTGCTTATGAAATACCCACACCATATTTAACTTCTGAATTATTTGATATTAAATTTGCTCAAAGTGCTGACGTAATGTACTTATGCCACAAAAACCATTCCGTTCGAAAATTATCTCGTACTGGGCATACATCCTGGACACTTACAGAAATTGAATTTACTGATGGACCCTATTTAGATCTTAATCTTTCAGACACAACCTTAACTCCTTCTGGTGCTGAAACAACAACTTTAAATGGAACACTTAATGATGATGATAATGGTACATCGGGATCAACAATTGCTTTAACATCTGCTACAGGTTTTCCAACGACTGGTAGAATACAAGTTGGAACAGAATTAATTTCTTATACTGGTGTATCAACAAATAACTTAACAGGTATTACAAGAGCTGTTGATTTTTCAACAAGAGCTGCACACTCAAGCGGAGAAACAGTAATTAATGCTGGAATAGGATCAAGAACTATTACTGCATCTGCAGTAACTGGAATTAATGGTGGTGCTGGATTTTTACCAACTGATGTTGGTAGATTAATATCTTTTAATTCTGGAATTGCAAAAATAACAGCTAGAACAAATACGACAGTTGTTGATTGTACAGTTTTAACAGGCTTTACAAATATAGATGCTACAGTAGATTGGAAACTTGGAGCTTTCTCAGATACTACTGGACATCCATCAGTAGTTAGTTTCTTTGAACAAAGATTAGTTTTTGCAGGAACTACAAACAATCCACAAACAATGTTTTTTTCTAAATCTGGAGATTATGAAAACATGACTTCGGGTACTGCTGATGATGCAGCCATGGTTTATACAATCGCATCAAATCAAGTTAATGCCATCCAGGCGATGAAAGCTACAAGAACTTTAATTGTAATGACAACAGGTGGAGAATATGCTGTTTCCGCAGGATCTGGAATTGCAATTACACCTACTAATATTTCTATTGTAAAACAATCTAACTATGGATCTTCTAATGTAGATGCTTTGTCTATTGGTAACGCAACTATATTTTTACAAAGAGCTAGAAGAAAAATTAGAGAACTAGCTTATAACTTTGATAGTGATGGTTATGTAGCTCCAGATTTAACTATACTGGCAGACCATATTTCTGAAACAGGTATCTTACAAATGGATTATCAACAAGAACCATACTCAGTAGTTTGGGGTGTAAGAACAGATGGTGTATTAGTTGGATTAACTTATAATAGATTAGAAAATGTTGTAGCCTGGCACAGACACATTATTGGTGGCAAATCAGATACAGGTAAAACAATTAAACAACAAAAAATTTCTTTTACTGCTAGTTCTTCAACTGTAACAAATAATCAAATAACTTTGACAGGTCATGGTTTATCTACTGGAGATCAAGTTTATTATTTTTGTCCAGCTGGTACTAATAAAATAGGTGGGTTGTCAAATTCAAAAGTTTATTATGTTATTCGTGTTGATGCTAACACAATTAAATTAGCAAACTCATCTTCTGGTGCTAGCGCAGGAACTGCTATATCTTTAACTATTGGAATACAAACAACACTTAATACTCATTTTATTTATCAAGGTGTAAATATTAATAATAATATTTTATTTGTATCTAATCATGGTTTTAAAACAGGAGATCACATTTTTTACAAAAAAACTGGTACAGCCATTTCTGGTTTATTAGAAAACACAAAATATTTTGTATCTAAAATAGATGATAATCAAATACAATTA